GGATGGGACAAAAGGCGAGTTCATCAGGTTGACAGCGATCACAATCGGCAGATTGATCGCGGTTTCATAGGTTACAGAATAAGAGGGATAGGGAGGAAGATAGCCATTTGTGTCTTGAACCGTGACGGTTGTGTTTCCCCCATAATAAGGGCATCCCGGCATCTTCTTCGTCCAGATGGTCCGAGCGATATCGGTTGATGTTCCGCCCGCAACGCAGACATAAAGCACATTCGGAGGAAGAATGAGACTTCCAACCGTTGCCGAAGTCGAGCTATCGTTGCTATACACATAAGCATCGATCACGCCGGGAAGGGCAAGAACTGCACCAAGGATGGATTCATTCATCCCCATTGAATTTTGTGCCGTCGAAAGCGCACGGCGCTGCTCAAAAGCGGCTCGTGTTTCAACATCCTGCCCAAGCACGCCCGATGAAACATCAACCGTATCCCACCCTGGAACGGATTGATAAATCGCAAGCGTTCCTACGCCTGGAATTGGCAACGGTCCCGGCAGACTATTCGCAAAAGGAAGTGTGATCGAACCGCTTAGCGGGATGGTGCCCGCTGCTGTGCAGAGATACGTATAGCCGTTCTGATCGGTGATCGAAGCGCCTTGCGGGATGACGACGCCAGATGCGCCCGTACAGACACACTGGATAATGGTTGGCTGCGAGGCTATACGTTCAAGGAAATATATCCGCGCGATGGCATCTTGATACCTGCCCTGCGAAAACGCAGGATCAACCATCGAAATAAAGTACAAAAACATATTATTGACATTCCCGAGGATCGCCGTCTCGGTTGTCGCAATCTGACCTTGAGGTGTTGCATTCGTCACCCCATTAAGTGTTGTTGTGAAATTTAGATTTCCGCCGAATGCAGCGTTTATGTCGGCCTGCCTGCCAGCGAGAATATCAAGTTCGGCTGGCGCGAGAAACCCCTGGGGGGTCCACACCGGAGCAGGCACCGAAGTCGTGAATGTCATGAGCTAAAAGCCTGCCGCTGATGTGGTGCCTGTGTCATCTTTGATCTGGACTTGTCCTGTGAACTGCCGGTTCACGAATTTTGTCAGGTATGTGACCGCAGAAACAACGCCGGGAACAGTCTCGGCGGCGTAAGCAAGGCGCGCTTTGACAAGACTGAGCGGGGGCCAATGGCCGAGTATTTGTCCCCAATGATCAACACCCTGCGAGGTATCGTAATAGAGTTCTCCGCTGAAAAGCTTGATCGAACTGGCGGCATCCTGAGCAAGGGCATAGGGCGGCGACGCGACGGCAATATTTCCTGATGCATCTTCGACAAGATCCCAGCTTAGTGGGTCCAAAAGCAGAGTTTGCTTCGCAGCGGTCATGCCTTAGCCTTCTCTAGCTCTTCAATGCGGGCTGATAACTCCTGCACGGCCTTAATCAGCGGCGCGATAAGCTCCTCGTAGCGAAGCCCTTGGCGGCTTTCCGAATTGGCGGGGTCGGTCAGAACCCAAGCCCCGCAATCAACGCCAGCCGCATCGAGAGACGCTTTGACATCTTGCGCCAAAAGGCCCCAATGCTGGCGCTTGGCGTTGTTCGCCCAGCGAAACGCTACAGGGCGCAACGACCGGATAAAATCGAGGCCGAGCGGCTCGCCGTCGACGATCTTCTCACGCTGATCCGATATGACCGTAAATGCGTTCTGGACGGTGCCGCCGTTCCACGGGCTTCCACCCGACCCGAGATTCCACCCGCTCCCCGTGGGATTAAGGTTGCCCTTGACGTTCATCCCATTTGTCGGGGCGTTGACGTTGTGCCCTTTGGCGGTGATGGTGTGATTGTTCGTCGAAGTGAAGCTGTGGTCTTGATCGGCGCTGGATGTGTGGCTGTGCTTCGTCTTGAAGGTGTGGCCGTTTTCGTCTTGGACGTGGGAACTATCCGGCGTGTTCAAGTTGGCGAAGCCGCCCATGTAATAGCTATCGGCCCAATCGTGCTCACGGCGCGACGACGGGTTCGCCTCGCCCTTGTTTGCGAGCACGTCGGAATGATCGCGGTCGCCCGCCTGCGTCCATCCCTTGTCGCCCACGACCGGCGCAATTAGGCGCTGCCCATTCTTGCCGCCTGATGCGTGAACGGGGATGCCGTAGACGGTGCCGTGCTCTTGCGGCGTGCCGATGCCATCGACCTGTTTGACCAAAGGCTTGATATCGACGGTGTAATTGCCATCGTTATCCTTATGAACGGCTATAATCTTGACGGGGCCACCAGTGCGACGATGGGATAGATGTTGGCGTTGCTGAAAATGATCCACATTGACGGGATGATTGCCGTCTCCGCTTCCAATCCATCCAGGCAGGCCGTCTCCATCGCTCATGCTTTCAAATCCTTTATCATGATGACGTTGGCGCGGAATTTCCGCCTGGGGTTTGCCCTTCAACGACCGTAAACCATTGACCGTGCGGCATCAGGCACTCGATTTCGTGGGTGATGTGCGTGTTGATCCAGCTCCCACACGCAGGCTGGTAATCGCTCTGAACGGTAAAAGTCTCAGCAAAACCAAGCTCGGGGCGGAAGATCGACTTCACAACCAAACCTGCTTGCGTAAACGTGGGATATCCGACCATTCCTGTTGCTGGTGAAATGACGACGCCGCCGCCCGATTGCCGCCCTTGGCCAGGATTCCAGACCGCAAGCACACCTTTTTCGATAATATGTTCAACGCCTGCGTGATGGCACGCTTGGCGAATTTGATGGCCCACCGAACCCGGAAAATACGGATTGTTCAAGACAGCACTGACGCCATTATTTTCAAAGCTCAACCCGGCCTTACCTACGAGCTTTTGCAGGATTTGCGTGACGGGAACCTTGCCTTTGAAGCTCGTTGGCTCAGTCGACATGGCGTTCGCCGCGCCGTTCCCGGTTGCATGAAAACGTAAGCAAACATTCGGTTGGTTCTGGCCATCCATTGCGGACCACCAAACATCCCCTTTGAAAATAAGCTGGACGCCGGTTGAACTATCCCCTGCCGATATCGAGATCGGTTTTTGGCTCATGTAATTCGGATTGTAAGTAATAACCGTCAATGCGTTCATGGTGGAAAGCGTCAGTCCATAGATCGCACCAACCGCCGTCGCCCCAGCCATGCCGCCTGCACCCTCGACAATAACGGACATGCGCAAATCGGATAGGGTCTGCCCGCCCATCGTGATGCTTATTTGCTTCTGCGAGAATGACATGGTATGTTGCTGTTATCTCACACTTTCATTTCGATGGGGCTCGAATGCGAAAGATCGTTTTTTTATTAAGTGTCCTGCTTTGCAGCGGGGCTGTTGCGGAACCAAGATCATATGATGAGTGTGTCCCGACCGGACATAGGCCAAGCTTGCAATGCCAGAACTTCTTTGACCGTTTGAAGCCTGTTCGGGAGACGCTTCGCGCAGCCAGCTCTTTAGTCGATATCGTCCCGCATAGCGTTTGCGCCATCCTCGAAAAAACAAGGCGCATCGATGGAGATGAATACCCGGATTGCGTTCGGGTTCTTGAGCAAGATGTGACCGAGTACCCTCCTGTCGCTTTCGCCGAAGATGTTAATTAATCTCGCCTGGAAGCAGGTAGCAGAGGAGATACCGACTACCAATTCCATCATAGGTTGGATCGTTTGATCCTTGTTGATCGAACCAGCAGAGATCGCCGGTAAAACCGAGATAGGCATCCCGCACGATGCGGACAAGATTTTCGCAGATCACGCCACTAACAACAAGGTTATACGTAGAACTGAAAGATGTTGAAGACTTATAAAGATCGAGAAAAAGCCCTGTGCTTTTTTGATAGACGTTGATTTGGCATTGTTGATTATTGAGGCCGATCACAATCGTTTGTGCCGGAATCGATTGCAGGGGAATAATCTGCATTAGGTGTTTCCATTCCCGAGCGTGGCTTGCGCCGCCGTTGCGTCCTGCGGTTGAACGACTCCGCCGTTAAAAGTTGGCGATCCGCTTGCGGCGGCAGTCTGCCCAACTGCCGTTACACCTTGAATCCTAATTTCAACCAGCCACACATCGACAGACAAAATGCCGACGCC